TCAACAAAGAATTCTTGGTGACCCGCCTGGTAGGCCGCAAATTGTACAAGAAAATGGTGTACAACCGCTAAACCACCCCAGGATGAGTAAGCGCCCATCGGCTGTCCACGTGTGTACCGTACGGATTCAGTCTTAGATCCTTTAACATTAACCGTAGAAAAGTCACGGTCAACCAAAAGATTGATCCAAGCTTGCGCTAGGTCGTCTCCGAGGACATGACCAAACACCCATTTATACAAAGGTGTTGGAATCATATCGGTGGCAGACTTAAGATCATAACAGAAATGGTTCTTAAGGCCTTTCGCTGCATGAGCTCTAAGAGCTCCCTCCTGATCAAATGTTGCATCAGAAGGAACAGTTGAAAGTACTTCAAAGATCCAGTCATGTAATGGTCGTAGTGCCCGCTGGGTCCAGTAATCAAGTATAGCAAATACTCGAACCTTCCCTGCTGGCTCCTCTTTTATAGAAAGTTTGCCAAGATAGGCAAACCGGGCATTGAAACCCGGAGGAAATCCAGCTTGAGTATAGAACTCAGGACGGAACAAGAAATTTACTGACTTGACTAACATACCCATCAATCGCCAATTCTTAGTTAAGTATACATAATGACCTAATGGTGAACCCCATTGGTCAGTACTAAGATTGGACGGCAAAGGATATTTTGTTGTCCAAACAAAAGCATCCAAAGCCGAACCAAAGACCGAGATCCTATGGTTAGGACCTGCCTTGACCGAAAGATAAGGTTTGTCGATCCCTATATAAGATCGAGACCAAATTTTATCCGAGTATTTCGACATCCACTTCCAGAAAGTTGGGACAAACTCAATTATATTAGAGTAATCCCGTAATACTTTCATCGAGAGGTGGTGCCGTAATACTTTCTAAGTCAGGATCAGGATGAGGAGCAGAAAACGCTTTATAAGAGTTACACAAACTTGCCATTGTTCGAATGACTTTCAAATCTCCAGCTCGAATTAATACTCGAGTTGATTGAGGTAAGAAAGCTGGCAGTCCATTCTTTAATGAAATGGCCACGCCAAGAGGACGGGTATCCTTTACAGGATTTCCCGCCACAAACGAATTAATGACAAATAGTGCAACCTTTAAACGTTTCACAAGATTGAAGACACCCTCTACTTTATATATATGTAGTAGGTAACGAGATATACTATACAGATCTCGCCGTAAACCACGTGCTGACAGACATCCACCACTCCACAAGTGTACTTGATAAGTCCACTTATGGATGATTAAACGTAAATTTCTTTCGTTTAGTCGGAGCGATGCGTCCTTTCTTCTTCCTCTCGATAAAAGACTTCGAAATCTTCGAAAGAACTTTTCAATGTCGGCTATCGAGCCCCCAAGTATATAATTTATGGGGGGAGTTTGTTTATCGTCGCGTACTCCCGTACGACCACCCTTTTCTGAGGCAGCTGGTGTATCACCAGCTTTGGCTAACACTTTTAGTGTTAAATCATTTGATGCAGCAGTCCGCCA